GTGTAATATGACTGAAAGCGAAAAACAAATTCTATTGATTTGCCAAGAAGAATGTGCAGAAGTAACACAGGCAATTAGTAAAGTTTTTCGCTTTGGTTTTGATTCGGTGTGGCCTGTTGATGACTATATGCCAGATAATCGTGGCAAATTGCAGAATGAAGTTGGTGATTTGCTGGCGATGATTGAGTTAATGATGGAGCGTGGTATCATTAATGAAGCTGAAACATATCAGGCTTGCAACCGTAAAAAAGCAAAGTTAAGAACTTGGTCAGATATTTACAAAAACGAAAGTGATTTGGTGAATTAAATGTTAGCATCATTTCAAAAAGCATTTCCTCAGAGGCGTGTTTTTAATCCCAATAATACTGATGATATCAAATCTTTTAGAAAGTTTTTGATTGAAGGCAGATGGGACGCTATGGGTTGTCCTTTTATTTTAGAACAACCTTACATTAGCATTCCTCATATGATACAAGACAAAATCACCAAAAACATTTTAGAGGTTTAATATGGAATGGGTTTTAATTATTTGGTTAAACACACCAAGTAACTTTACGATTTATGAACGATTTGGAACCATGGAACAATGTGTTTCAAAACAAGAAACGGTTTCAAAAGCCTTAATTCAGGCAAACTCAAAGATGAATTTGGAATGCCGTAAACGAAAGTTCGGTGATATAACAAATAAATCAAACATTACGGTGAAGCGCTATGTCTTTTATTAATTACCTCAAATATAGTGGTGCATGTGTTACAATAACGGTGAATCCATACCATTGGGCGTGGATTCCCGTTTTTGCACATGAAGAATCAAACGAAGTATGGTTTCAGGATACTTTCCGTTTTTCTTTTTTATTTTTAACAATCCGCTGTTGGGTCGATGATGGAAGCTGGTAGTGAACGATTTATTTTACAATTTATTTGACTGGATAAAAGATGACTGGAAAAGTAATAGAATCCGTTTTTTGGTTGAACTCGTTGCTTGGGCTATTAGCATTGGTTGCAGTATCACTATGGCTCTCACCGTTCCCAACCCCCCACTTCTTATCTTATACCCTATTTGGATTGCCGGTTGCGCTATGTATGGTTGGGCTGCCTATACTCGTAAATCATTTGGCATGCTTGCTAATTATGTGCTTCTCACCACAATCGACACTATTGGATTAATACGAATGCTATGAATATATTTTATCTTGACCGTGATGTTCGTAAGTGTGCTCAAATGCACCTCGATAAACATGTTGTAAAAATGATTATCGAATATGCTCAACTTATGTCAACTGCTCATCGCTATTGTGATGGTGAAGAATACATTGATAAGACCGCAAATGGTCGTAAAATTAAAAGATGGCGTTTGAATGATGCTCGTGAAGCACAATTAATGAAGGCTTCACACATCAATCATCCGTCAGCTATTTGGCTCAGACAATCAAAAGAGAATTATGTCTGGCTATATCAGATGTGGGTGTGTCTTTTGCAAGAATACACTTTTCGTTATGGCAAAATCCATGCTTGTGCTAGATTGCTTGATGCTCTTGCGGAGATACCCCACGCCCTACAAGAAAAACCATTTACTGAACCTACACCAGCAATGCCTGATGAATGTAAGATTCCTGGCGATTCTTTGGGTTCGTATCATAAATATTACAATGAGCGTAAAGCCCATTTTGCAAAGTGGACAAAAAGGCCAGTACCAGTTTGGTATTCGCCAGCAATAAATACTAATAATGCCAACATATAATTTTGTAGATACTGAAACTGGTGAGGAATTCGAAGCGCTAATGAAAATATCAGAGCGTGAAACATTCCTCAAAGAAAATCCTCACATTCAATCAGTCATCATGGCACCAGCTATTGTTGGTGGTGTCTCAATCAAAGATAAAGTTCCCGATGGTTTTAAAGAAGTGCTTTCTAAAGTAGCAGAAAGCCATAAAGGTTCGTCTGTCGGTGAAAAACACTACAAGCGCTCAATTAAAGAAACTAAAACCAAAAGAGTTGTTGATAGCCTATACAAGAAAAAATATGGGAAGTAATGGCGAGAGATTTGACAAACATACCGCCTGGCCAAACAGATTGTTCGGTATGTGGTTTTACAAAAGATAATACAGAGTTTTCTTTTTATAAAGAACGAAAGACCGCAAATGGTTATCGTTTAATGGTAAACACAAATTGTAGAGCATGTCAAAAATTAAAACGAATAGAATTATCAAAGTTAAAAAAAATTCACAAAGCACCACCGTATGGCACACCTTGCGATTTGTGTGGTGAACCAGTGTTTAGAAATTGGCAATTAGACCATGACCACAACACAGGCAAGATTCGAGGTTGGTTATGTAAACAATGCAACACTGGCCTTGGAAACTTAGGAGATAATTTAGAATCGCTACAAAAAGCGGTTGACTATTTAAAAAGAATTGAGTAGTATATTTGTCATGCGAACTTCCTCACAGGAGACAATATGGCGAAAAAGAAAGGTATTGAAACTAAAGCTGCACTACTACGGCAACACTTCAATGGTGAATTAAAGAAGGTTGACGAAGCAGAACTAGGTGAATGGAGTAAAGAGCGAATTCAACAAAATAGAGACGCTTACATACGACAACAATCACCATGGGTAGCAGAAGGTTTAAGTCCTTTTGAGTGGTTTGATAAGAAAATTAAAGATAGAGAGGAGAAGTTGCAAAAAGCAGCTTAGTAATGAATTTTAATCATGTTAAATTGAGTGAATTGAACTTTGAGTTGGAATCAATCACAACCGAATCGGGTAGGATTTACAAAACGCCAGGAGGAAAATCCTACCCATCTATCACCACAGTTTTGTCTAGTTACAATAAGAAAGCAATATACGAATGGCGCCAAAGAGTTGGTGAAGAAGAAGCTAATCGTATATCACGAGCGGCTTCTGGTCGTGGCACCAGATTACACAATGCAGTAGAAAAGTATTTACTCAATGAAATGACTGAGCTGAAGCGTAAGACAATTATGCCTGATGCTCTGCCATTATATACACAATTAGAGAATATTCTCAAAGTGAAAATTGGCGACATTTATGGCATTGAACAACCTTTGTATAGTGACCGCCTTGGTATTGCAGGCCGTTGCGATTGTATTGCAGAATGGGAAGGCGTGCTATCAATTGTTGACTGGAAAACAGCGAAAGATTATAAACAAAAGAATCACATACAAAATTACTTTATGCAAGGTGCGGCTTATGCCGAAATGTTCGAGGAGAGAACAGGCAGACCAATTGAACAGGTAGTAATTGCGATTGCCAATGATAACATGAATCCACAGATATTTGTTGAGAAAAAAACTGATTATCTTTTGCCTCTCCAACAATACATTTTGAGTTATAATAAATAGATATTTGAGAGAAAAAAGATGAACAAGTATTGGAAAAAACTTTGCACACCAGAACAAAATGCTAGGCAAATTGGTGCCCTTAAAATATTAGCGGGCGGTTTGTCTCTACTTTTTATTATTTGGTTTTTAGGAAATTATCTGTAAGTATTCGTAGAAGTTTTTAGAAAGTTATTTTGGACGGCGGTTCGATTCCGCCCACCTCCACCAAAAGCATATTCCGAACCGAGTTTACGGTAGCGAGTGGCGAAAGCCTGAATATGCTTCTGATGGGGGTGACCAGGTTTCGACAAGGTGATGAGTATAAAAATGGAGAATCGGCAAAGCTAAAGCCGTTAGGGTTGGGGATACTCGGCCGAAGAAGCAAATAAAGTAAACGCAAACGATGAAAAGTTCGCATTAGCAGCCTAAAAACTGCTTAGGGTTCTGCCAGTTCCTCGTAACAGAATACTGGCACTTTTATAAAAGGAAATTATTATGAAAAAATTAGTCGCTCTCGTAGCTGCAACTTTTGCTGTAACCGCTTTTGCTCAGGCACCTGCCAAAAAAGAAGAGCCAAAGAAAGATGCACCAAAAGCTGAAGTGAAAAAAGAAGAAAAGAAGAAGTAATTCTTTATGGCTCGGGTGATGCCATAAAGCAAATCACCCACAAATTATTTTATGAGATGCTATGAAAGTTTACATCAATAATTATAAAAATCATTGGATTAGTCCATATACAGTTTTGGATTATATCTTCTTTTGGACCGATTGGTCTAAATGCAGCCGAGATAGAAGTGTTCAATCTGCCATCGATGAACTAGAAGGCAAATACAAATATGTTGAGCATCCAGAATGGGTTGATAAGTGGTCTGACCGCTTAGAACCAATTAGCCGTGCTATTCAATGGGTCTGGGATAAGATTGACCCTAAGATTGATTATGTGAAGATTGACCGCTGGGATACCTGGTCAATGGATAACACATTATCACACATCATATTGCCAATGTTGAAACAGTTGCAAAGTGAAAAACACGGTGCACCTTTTGTTGATGATGAAGATGTGCCTGATGAGTTAAAATCTACATCAGCACCACCAAAAGAAAACGAGCATGACACCGATGCAAACCATTTCAAACGCTGGGATTATGTTCTTAATGAAATGATTTTTGCATTTGAGCATAAGGTCGATGATTCGTGGGAAGAAAAATATCAGTCAGGTAATATTGACACAATTTGGATACCAGTTGATAAAGATGGTAAAGAAGTTGCAAAAGGTGAACACAAATTTTACCAGATGAAAGACGGACCAAAGCATACTTACAAATATGATTATGAAGGTGCAAAAGTTGTCCATGACCGTATGCAAAATGGATTTCGTTTGTTTGGCAAATATTATCAGGGGCTTTGGGATTAAAAGCTACTAAATAAGATTATCGGCACCACACACAAACGCCGATAACACACATAAACACACAGGAGATTTAATATGTCTAATATGACACCGTTCGAAATTCGCCTCGAACTTTTAAAAATGGCGAGAGATATGCTCAATGACGATTACTATGGTAAGCGTGAACAGATATCTAATCAATGGGCAGTAGATTGTGATACTGCTAAAATCAAAGGTGAGGACCCACCGAAACATCCGGGTTTTCCACCATTCCCCTCCGAAGCTGAAGTTATCGCAAAGGCTAAAACCTTAAACGACTTCGTTTCAAATATTACAACCACAGATACTAAAACAACAGCTAAAAAATCTGTCTGATGAGGGTCAGATGGTCGGCTTTTTGCGACCATCTTACAAACAAAGGAGAGCGTTTTGAAAAGAATCGCAGTTTTAATTACCATGTGTATGGTTGCACTCATTACAGGATTCGTGCTACAATCAACAGGTAATGCAACACAATTGATATACAAAGCAAATTTTAATATGTTATCTGCTGATGCTAAGCAACAAGTAGAATGTTTAGCCGATAACATTTATTTTGAAGCAGCACATGAACCAAAAATTGGGCAAGTGGCAGTAGCATTTGTTACCATTAATCGTGTAAAAAGTGGTCGCTTTGAAAATGACATTTGCGGAGTTGTAAAGCAAAAGATACAGAATGTTTGCCAATTTTCTTGGTGGTGTGAAGAACGACCAAAGGCAATAGCAACATCAAAGGTCTTGACAAATGGTCAGAACCAAGTGTATAATGATGTTAGAAATGTAGCTTTGCATGTTTATGCCAATTATGAGAAGTTGGAAGACCCATCGAAAGGTGCCTTGTTTTACCATGCCGATTATGTTAAACCTGGCTGGAGAAATATGGAATACTTAACGACAATTGGCAGGCATTTATTTTACAACAGAAAAGATTTAAGGAACTTATGAAAATGGAAAAGATTAACGAATTTACGACACTTATTGTTTGCACGGTAATTGTAGCATTAGCAGCAATTGTTGGTATTGTTTGGTTCAATATACATGAGCGCTCTTTGATGGCAGAAAATATGAATGCTGCTATCTCAAAGGGAATTGACCCACTATCGGTTCGTTGTTCATATGTTCAGAGCCACGATTTAATTTGTGTTGCATTTGCTGCCTCGGCACAATCACACAATGTTGCAGGTCAAGTGAAAAAATAATTGAGAGGAAGTTTTGTTATGAGTAAGTTTACATTTGTATGTGAAGAAGAATCGATGCCATTTTCAGATTCGGTTACTTCAAAAAGAACAGTTGAGTTTAATGCAGAATCATTGGACCAAATTTTAGGTGAGTTTGAACATTTCTTGCGTGGTTGTGGATTTTATGTTAATGGCACATTAGATTTCATTAGTGAAGATGAACCTGAATGGCACACGGAAGAATTTGAAACACCACAGTTTGATTTTTCAAATATTCCACAAAACAATTGGCCTTTTGGAGAAGTAACAAAATAATGCCAACCAGAGAAGAAATGTCCAAGTTTGCAAAGGCGATTGAATCGCTAGTGGCAAATACAGACCTTAATTACATTGAGGCAATTTGTGAATATTGTAAAACTACTGGTCTTGAAATTGAGGTGGCAGCAACATTAGTTAATGCGAATTTAAAAGCAAAGCTAACATCTGATGCCATGGATTTAAACTTACTAAAAGAAAAAGGTTCTAGGCTTCCCATATGACAGGTTATGAGGCTTTCGGTCTTTATGAATCCCTCAAACTTCATTTCGCTAAAGATAGTTATGATTTCTTCAAATATAATGGCAAGACAAACATAAGTATCACGGCATTTGAGAATCGTAAAGACAAATATCATTTTTATAAACTATCCCGCAAGTTTAGCAACCGTGATGAATTAATTTCATTCATTGTTGCTAATCTAATTGAAAAAGATAACTTGTGGGTAGGTGATTTGCTTGGTGAAGAAGCGGACATACGCTATCGAAACAGGCAAAAGGTTTTACAGGCACTATCATATGAATTTACTGGTGACTTAAATAATTTGTTTGATGAAGTTACCGACCCAAACGATTTGATTCGTGTTAATGATGGTGACTATCCAAAATTACTTACCAAGACATTACAAAAAGAAATCAAAATTGAAACTTTGTGTATTATGGCAAAGATACTTGGTTTCTTGCCGATGTGGAATAAAAAGATTTCTGACACGATTCGTTGGCCAGAACTGTCTCGTAAAATCATCAAATATACCGCATTTCTACCACAAGATATGATAAAATACCAACTGATACTAAAGAAAAAGATACAAAAATGATAAAGACAATTTACTTAGACATGGATGGTGTTCTGTGCGATTTCGAAAAGAAATTTACAGACCTCTATGGATTCTTGTCGCTTGCCAAAAGAGATAAAAAGAACTGGTCAAAAGATTGGGAAGATTTTATCACCAAGCAACATGCATTTGAAAAGTTGGAATGGTTTGATGGTGGTCAGGAGTTACTAGCATACATTCGTAAGCATCCAAATATTCATGTTGAAATTCTATCATCATCTGGCGGTGAAAAATTCCATGGTGAAGTTACCGCACAAAAGATTCGGTGGTTGCGTAAACATGGTATCAATTACAAAGCCAATATTGTGCCTGGTCGTAGGCATAAAAAAGATTGGGCAAGACCTGATGCTGTAATTATTGATGATACACCCGATGTAATCACGGCATGGAACAAGGCAGGTGGCATCGGCATACTTCACAAAGATGTAAAAGATACCATAAAAACACTTGACACGCTACTAAATAAATGATATACTATGTAATATGTGGATAAGTCGTTTATATACCGTTAATACTCCGTTTATACGAAAGGAAATACAATGAGTAGTTTTGCAAACCTAAAGCGTAATCGTTCTGATTTCGCTAAACTCACTAAAGCAGTTGAACAAACAACCCAATCTTCCGAAGGTGGTTCAAAAGACGATAATCGTTTTTGGCAACCAGAAGTAGATAAAGCTGGCAACGGCATGGCAGTTATTCGTTTTCTACCTGCACCACAGGCAGATGGTGATGATGCTCTTCCGTGGGTTCGTGTATTCTCACACGGATTCCAAGGACCTGGCGGTTGGTTGATTGATAATTGCTTGACAACACTCAATGAAAAATGTCCAGTTTGTGAACATAACAATACATTATGGAATTCTGGCATTGAAGCCAATAAAGATATTGCTCGAAAGCAAAAGCGTAAACTATCGTATGTTGCTAACATTCTAGTAATCTCTGACCCATCAAACAAAGAAAATGAAGGTCAAATTAAGTTATTTAAATTTGGCAAGAAAATCTTTGATAAGATTACCGAAGCGATGAATCCTGAATTTGCAGATGAAACACCAATCAACCCATTTGATTTATGGGAAGGTGCTAACTTCAAGCTAAAGATTCGTAATGTTGAGGGCTATCGTAATTATGATAAATCTGAATTCGCTGAGAAATCAGCTCTATATGATGGTGATGATGAGAAACTTGAAGCACTCTGGAAATCAGAGTTTGGTCTAAAAGAATTCTTAGAGCGTAAAAACTTTAAATCTTATGACCAGTTGAAACAGAGATTGGACAAAGCATTAGGTTTTGATGGTGCAGTTGCTACACCAAAAACTAAAGCAACCGATTCTGTTGCAACACTTAAAGATGATACTGACACATCTATTTTAGATAAATCAGTTGCTGATGATGATGAATTGGATTACTTTAAGAATTTAGCAGAGCAAGATTAAAAAAATCCCATGCAAGTGCGAACACCCGCTACGGCGGGTGTTTTTTTATGCCGCTCTGGCAGCTAACATATCTGCGGTTGATTGTGAAGGGACATCCGACTTTTTAGCAATAACTGTCTCTTGTTTTTTCACTACTGTATTATTTGTTGTTCTAGCGTCTATTACCATAGGTGTTGTTGGCTTTGCTTGTTGTCTTTGACCCGCAGCAACATCAGTTGAAGCTGCTGCCACCTGAGTACCAGAAGAAGATGGTGCTGCAGCTGGACCAAGAGATTCTTTTTTACCATTATTTACATCCATTGCTTTGCCATTTTTATCTGCTACTAATGTTGGTGCTCCAGGTTTTACTGGATTATCGGCAGTAGGTGGTGTTCCAGATGGTTGAACATGCCAATCTTCATTTGCAACTGGTCGCATTAGACCAAATGATTCTAACCAACCCGTAGATGCTGTTCTTGGTCCTGCAAGTGCATTTAGGCCTGCTGCACCTTTAGAATTAATATCAATTGCAAGGCCTTTTAAGTGAAAACTTCCTTTGCCATTACCAAGTGGCGGCATTGGTTCAGCAACCATCTTTCTAGCTGCAGCCACATTTCCACCAAGTTCTGCAACCTTTTTGTCAAATAATTCTTTTTGTTTTTCGTTACTTCTAAAACCAGATGTAACAAGAAGTGGTTTTCCTGTTTTTGCTTTAAAATCGGCCGCCATGGCAGCAACACGCTTTTCAAAATCAGGATTTAAACCAGATACATCAACACCAGATTGAATTGTTGCGGCACCAGATAAACCTCCGGCCGGCGCTTTTACTTCAGCTTGTGCTGGTGTTGCGGTTGGCGGAGGTGCCGCAGCTGGAGCAGGAGTTGGTGCTGCTGGAGCCGGAGCCGCAGTTGGCGGTTTCTCATAAGTTACGCCTTTTGGTGTTGGTGCTTGTTTAGCTGCAGGCTTTTTTGCTTCTGGTTCTTTAGGTTTTGGTGCTTCTTTTTCAGCTTCCTTTTTTACTTCTTCTTCGCCTTTTACAACGGGAGCTTCTTTTTTTGGCTCAACTGGAAAACCAAAAAATTCTTTTATGTTATCTATTTTATCTTTAACGAAATTGACAATTTTATCATAAATTTCTTTTACTTTGTCGGTAAAAGGTTTAAAGAATTCTGCTACATTCGATGTAATTTCTTCTATCGTTTCACCAATACTATCTTTTAAATTGCCTATAAAAGTGGTTAGTCCTTCTTTCAGAGATTCAAACATCTCTCCAACATTTCCCATAAACTCTTTGAAGGCTTCAACAATAGGTTCAAATATAGCCGATTGAAGAATCACATATAAAAAAGATATGCCACCAAAAGCAAGCATTATGTTGGTTGGGCTAAAAATCTTTGCGTATTTGGCAATTTTACTGCCAATCGAAACTGCTTTACCACCTATTTTTGTTGCTTTAAATTTTGCAAAAGCTTCACTAGCGGCTTTGCCCGCTTTTGAATCTTTAATTTTTTCAAAGGCTTTGCCAACTAAAGATGGTTTCTTTTCTTCTTCGTCTCCAACTGGAGTAGGACTAATTAATTTGCCAACCTCAACTTCCAATTTTTTGGAAATTTCTTCTGGCTTAAGAATGTGCATGTCCGTTTGATTTTTCTTTCTAGCTTCACCACCAGAAAGCTCAACCAATTTGGCAATATTTTGGCTTGCTACATTTAAATCACGAGCAAGTCCTTTCAAATAAAGAAAGTTCTTAGCGCCTATTTTTAAAAAGGCTAGTGATTTAGAGAGTTCTTGCTTTTGTTCTTCTATCATTATGCCATTGCGTAAAGTTTAGCAAATTCTGAATCATATACATCGGCTATCTTTGAAGGTGTTTGACCTGTTGTTCCAGAACTGTTGTTTGTTGTTGAAGCATCAATTGAGCTTCCCATATCTGCGGCTGATTCCATTCTTTGTGCTTCTGCAATTTGTGAAGAAGAATCTGATAGTTCATTACCTGAAGTTGGTGGCGAAGCACTTGTTTCTGGTGCAGGAGAAGCAGAGGCACCACCTCCGCCACTAGCACTTGCAGACACTTCACCGCCGCCACCAGAAGGCGCAGCTGCAGGTGCTGAAGGAACAGGTGATGGCGCTTGTTTTGGTGGCAAGGTGCTAATTTCACCTGTTGCACCATTAAATGTTTTTGTTACTGGCTGTCCATTAGCATCAACGCCTTGGTATTCAATAACTGCTTTATCATCAATTGCTTTGACAATCGTATCTAATTCTTTTTGATTTTCTGGAGTATCAAATGACACTCCTTTGTAAGCATATTTTCCTGTGTTTGAATCAAAAATAACTTCACCAGGAAAATTTAATTTTTCTCCGCTTCTTGTAACTCCCATTTTTGGAGTTTCTTTGGTAGCCGGAGTTGGAGATGGTCCAGGTGTTGCCGTTTCAGAATTAGCTAAATCTCTTGTTTTTTTATCTGCGGATTTATCTTCTTTTGTTGAAGGTGCTCGTTCTGTATATTCTGGTTGGTCACTTCTTGGATTTGATTTGAACGGATAGTATGGACCAAATTCAATATCTTTACCTAAAACAGTAAATTTAGTTTTAGGAATTCCAATATTATTAACAATCCAATCTTTTAATGTATAGTAAATACCTTTAACGCCTTCAACCAGAGGTTCTAAGAAAGAACCCATAGCTTTAAAAAAAGAATTTACTTGTTCTTCACCAAGCAGACCAAAAGTTAAAAAGTCAAGTATACCACCTAGAAAAGATTTATAGGCTTCAAATAAACTTCCTGTTTCTTTCCATTTGTCCCAAGCTTTAGTAATACCAGAAAATAAAGAACCTATAATTGCACCAATTACAAAAACTTTACCTAAAACTTTTAATAAAGATTTTGGATTGAAAAGCATTTTAAGGCCACGCATCAATCCATTTTTTAAGAAACCAATAATAGTTCCTAATAAACTGCCTTCATCTTCCTTTTTTTCTGCTGATACTACAACAGTAGGTGATTCTTTTTTCTGCCTTGCAGCTTCCTGTTCTGCTTCTTTTTTATCTTCTTCAGCAAAAAAATCTATGTCTTTTTTGCGTTCTCTCTCAGAATCAGATAATTTTTTACCTGACATTTCTGCTTTTTCTTTTTTGGTATAGTCAGCAGCAGTAGCGTAAGCTTTTTTACCTTTTTCTTGTGGGCCAGCTTTTAATTTAACTAAACGCTGAATGTTTTGGCGCATGACATTCATATCTCTTGCCATGCCAGGAATTGCCAATGAAGATTTTGCTAATATATTAAGGTAAGCATCAGAACCTTTTGAAGATGTTTTTGATTCTCCAACTTCTTCTTTTCCTTCTTTCGTTGGAGATTTACTTTCCTCTCCATACCTTTTTTTTAATTTTCCACGAGCAAATGCAGATAGAAAACCAGGACCACCAAAAGTTTTTTCTAGTGTTCTGCGTTTGATATTTTCTGCGGTGAATGTTTGTGCAAAATCTTTGAAACCACCAGATACAGCTTCTTTTACTGAAGCACCTTTTGCAAGACGAGATTTTACGCCAACTCCAAAGCCGGCACCAATTTCTCGGCCACCTAAAAATCCAGTTCCTATTCCACCTGCACCACCTATATTACCAAAGCCTAGTCCTTTTTTTTCACCACGGCCAGCTTCTTCTTTGCCAAGAGCATCTCGCATCTCTTTAGCATCTTTATACCCTAATTCTTTCGCTAAAGGAACTAGAATGGAAAATTTATCGTTAACTGCCATTTATCGTTTTTTTCTACTTGCTTTTTGTAATTCTAATCGTTCTTTTTCTTCTTGCAAATACTTAATTAATAAACTCACATAAATGCTTCGTTCCCACGGTATCATATTTTCCAATTCAGACAAACTATACTTGTGATGTTGCATCATAGCAAAGTTTGTTTCATAATAGTTCTTTAGGGTGTCATAACGAAAGATTAGACGAAAAAACTTTGCATACCCTTCAATGTGATATCTTCTTCATATGAACATTTTGGACATTTGAAGTGGATGTTTTTCTTAAGCTCAGGCATTGTATCAAAGAATTTTTTAATTTTCTCTAAATCTTTCTGTTGCAAATTATCAATAAATTCTTCCAATTCTTCTCTGGTAGAATCTTTGGCACGATAAATTTGTTCTTTATCGTAAATATAATCTACACAATCGGCCAAGATTTTTGAAATAATTTCATTTTCATTGGCATCTTCATATTTTTGAATCATTTCAAATGTTGGGTATTTTAAGCAAATGCCTAAATTTTCAGTTATTTCAATTTTATTAATATGATTTGGGTCTTTAGAAGGTTCAACTTCCAAAAGATTCAACTTAAATTCAACAACACCGGTACATTTCTTTTCTTCACCAGCTTCATCTTTGACTAAGTTATTGCACTTGTAACGCAAATCAACAACTTCTTCTACCGACCTTGCCCGAAGATGCATAAACAAATATTCCAAATCGAATGTTGGAAGATTGTCAATATCAATTTCATCCAACACACAATTCTTTAATACTTGACGAATAACCGTCACAATTTCTTTTGGGTCTTCCGATTCAGAAGCCATTAAAAACAGTTTTTGTTCTTTCACCAGAAATGGGCGAAAACGAACAGGCTTACCTGTTGAGATAAGCTTTACTTCGTGAATAGGTACATCTATTTTTGGTAACATAATAACCTCGCTTGTTTAATTAAAATGCACGACCTAATGGTAATGCTCTTGTTGCTGCTGTGCCAAAAAGTGCTGTAGCAGCTGCCGCCAAATCATAAGTGCCATCATAAATTGGCTTGTATCGTTGATAAGCGAATTGAATTGATAGACGGTGAAACCCTTCTTCACCCCAACTCAATGCTTGCGGTGCAATTCCAATTGGAAATGCATCAACTAATTCTACTGCAAAAATTTGTTTAATAAATTCATCATACTGAATAATTTTAATATTTGTCATGTAGCGTGATGTATTACTTTTTGGAAATCTCAAATTATTTGTATCTGATGGCATAATTGCTTCCATCCAGCGGTCAAATAATTTACGCTCAGAAAAATCATTGGTACATAAAAAAGTCAAAGTTGTATCAGCATATTGAGTTTGGTACGGAACTTTAAATGTTGGTCCATAAATTTTTACATCAGCTGTTTGTAATGTTTTACCTGGCAACTCTGCACTTTCGCATTGTAAAGCCAAATATCGAGTTTGAGAAGAATTGGATGTCCTAGAAAATTCATCAGCATCTCCTCGGCGACCAAAAGCAGAACCAATGGCATCTGTAACATCAGAGAAAATTGAGTTTGGAAAATTCAATATTTTTTCAATAAGTGAGTTGCCAATAAAAGTATTAATGTATGGCGGTATTGGTAAAATTACCTCGAACCGACAAGGTTTGGCCAGACCATCTTTGGCACGAATATTTGATAAAAATAAGTTTGGTGAAAATGACATTTAAATCCTTTTGTTTGAATCGGCGTAAACCTTACTTGTCGAAGCTCCAACAAAAGTGCTTGTTGGCAATAATGCTGCAATATCCCATTCATCAGCAGATATCTCTAAAAACCTAGATTGTATTTGTGTAAAAAGATATCTCTTGATGCACGGCATAGCCTCAAATGCTGTTGAGGCATTTTTTAAATAATCATAATTTACTCGCAGTTTTGTTTTCTCATCAAATCGTTTATTGGTTGCAGTTTCACTTAATTTGTCCAATAATATGATTCGTTGCCTTGGGTGAATGTAATGCAAGTTCAACCCTAAGAAACCGTCTGAGTATCGTTCAATTGGTATAACCAATGGGAACCTGTCGTAATATGGCATTGAATCTTTTGTTTTTGGGTCATAAAAGTAAAAATACATTTTTCCTATAAATGATTTATCACGCAATCTTTGCCTATCACGCATTAGCGTGGCAGGTGTTGGTTTTAATTCGTTGACTTTGGCACGCAACCATTGCCTCGCAGCTGATGTGCGAGGACTGTAGCCTTCTGAGGCCAAAGATTCTTTGATTCTATCGAGTAAATACGCCATCTTGTATTTATCTCAAAGTCCAAGTTCTTTTTCGGTCAGTAGTTTGAATTGCCATCCATGTTCTTTACAAAAGAGGTCTGCTGCTCGCCACTTTTCTTGGTTTACTGCATATGTAACAACCTCTTGTAAGAATCTTTTAGTTTGGCGTTTTTGTGTAGGTTTTTGAGTTTGTTTGTAGGGTTTGACTTCTAAAACCATCGTTGTTTCTTTATCTGCCTGTTTAACTTTTGCAACAAAATCAGGAAAATAACGATGAACTTTATTGTCAACTGGAGAGACATACGGGATTGGCAACTCCTCTGAAGCCCACCAGACGATGCTTGGGTGCTCGTCTAGCCACTTCATTACACGAAGTTCCCAAGATGACCGATAAACGATGTTGTTTGGGTCGCCTTTGTATTTCTTTGGGTTTTTAGGTTTAAACCATCCGCTATATGACATAAATACTATCTATCTCTCTTAACAGGATTCATATGGCTCTATTTGGCTTCGGCGACATAACATTCGATAGAAGTAACGGCGAAAGAGGACCTTTAGGTCCATTAACCGCCAACGAATTTCAAAAAACAACACTAAAGTATCCAATCGATTTAGGTAATACCGACAAGGGTCATTACTTAGTTATCTACATTCGAAAACAAAAAAGAACATCTTTTGGAGATTCAGCTGGAAAACAAGTCAATGAAAGTGCTTTGGACAACGCAACAAAAATTCAGCAAGCTTCTGCTAAAGCTCAAATTATGGGCAGTATTGACAAAGCAAAAAGTGCTATAAACAATGCTAAAGCCGGTTTTTCATCTGATATTACAGGAAAAATAAACAGTTTATCTTCACAAAGTGGTGTTTCAAGCCTATTCAATAAAGTGGCTGGTGGAGTTGTAAGTAGTGTTAATAATTTATTTGGCCAGCCATCTGTTACTTTTGGAGGCAACTCTGCGGCTACTGAAGAACAAATACAAACATCAATTCGTAAAATTACTGGTAGTGCCAATTTAGGATTTTTAAGAACCACAGTATTAACCTCTGATGCTATTGCACTTTACATGCCAGACACAATGCAATATTCATATGCACAAAACTATGACCAGTTATCTCTAGGTGGTGAATTAGGAGGAAAAATAGCTGGTGCTGCAAAGACGGTTGTAGATGCTTACGAAAAAGGTGGCAAAGGTGAAGCAGGAACAGCAGCAGTTAAAGCTGCAATGGAAGGCATAGGTCAAGGTATTGCTAAAAAAGCAGGCGAAGCACTAATTGGTCAACAGTCAACTCAGGCTTTACTTGCTGCTACCGGTCGTGTTGAAAATCCAATGTTGGAAATGGTTTATAAAACTCCAGGTTTTAGAGATTTTCAATTTGATTTTACTTTTTATCCTAGAGATGAAAGAGAAGCATTAGAAGTTCATAGAATTATTAGTAAGTTAAAATTTCATCAAGCACCAGAAATTTACAAAGAAAGTGGAGCATTTTTAGTTCCTCCTTCTGAATTTGACATTAAATTTTATTATAACGGTGCTCAGAATCCAAACATACCAACAATCGGTACTTGTGTTCTCAAAAATATACAAGTCAATTATGCACCAAACGGATTTTCAACATACGAAATACCTGGTGAAAATGGGCCAGCAGTAGGTAGAACAGGTACTCCGGTTGCTACGCAATTAACTTTACAATTTACAGAAGTTGTTATTCTTACGAAATCAGATTTTGTTGAAAATCCAAATGATAACGCTAAAGCTAAATCTACGGTAAATACATTTTCGTCTAGTAAACCTTTAGGTCAAACATTTGATAACCCATCACCATAATGGCTAAATTTTTTAATTACTTTCCAAAAACATTATATTCTGCAAACACATCAACAACAGCGCTTGATAGTGTTACAAATATAATTGCTAGATTTGCGTTTCAAAATTCTTTAAAACAGAACTCATCCGCATTTTATAAGTATCAAATACAAGAATCTGATACACCAGAAATTATTGCCAACAAATATTATGGCAATTCTGAAAGACATTGGGTTGTATTGTTATTCAATGACATTATTGACCCTCAGTTTGATTGGCCATTAAAGAGTGATACACTAATCGAGTATATTGACCAAAAATATTCTGCAAATGGTGCAGCTAATACAACGGTTCAATCCGGTCTCGCTTGGGCGATGAGCGTTAACAATACTCAAGCATATTTAAAAGTAATTACCTCAACTGCAAATGATGGAACAGTTACGACAACAAAGTTACAAGTAGATGCTAACACTTATGCTAATGTTGCAGCTACAACAAATTCATATACAACAGATGCTGGTGAATTAGTTACTATTTCTATATCAAAAGAAAAAAGAACATATTATGATTATGAGTTGGAAGAAAATGAAGGTAAGAGAGAAATAAAACTATTAAAACCAGAATTTGTTCCTGCCGTTGAAAAAGAATTTAAAAAAATAATTAAACAATGACATTTGAAGTAAGAAAATCAACTCAGTTTGAAATACGAGAGCTCACTTTGGTAGTTAAAGGTGGTTCAATTGATATCATTAATATTTTTGAAGAAATCAATATTTTTGATTCTTTATTTTTGCCTGTTATAAGTGGCAATATTTTAATTACAGATTCAATTGGATTATCAAGTAAATTACTTTTTGATGGGTCAGAAGTTCTTCTGGTTGATATTGCTAAAAACGCAAACTCAGATATTGCTTCTTTTAAGAAAGCTTTTCGTGTTTATAAGCAATCTAATCGCATATCGGAAAATTTAAATAGTGAACAATACATCCTTCATTTCGTTTCAGATGAATTGATGTATTCAGACCAACAAAAAATCAATCAATCTTTTGAAGGCACATATTCTTATGTTGTTGAAAAGATACTAGAAAAC